ACCACCATTCCTATTCATCGCCATCGATGTGCAAGCACGCTTGCACCACGACGTGTGTATGAACCGACAGAGAACGGAGCCTCACTCTCTATAGAGTGAAGAAGGGCCTGGTCGGCCCGGCCTCCGTCTGGATGCATGGACCCCTCGTTTCTAGACTGACAGTAGTTCCTGCCTTCGGTAAACCACCGAAGTAACATGGACCAGCCGTCTATCTTCTTACGAATTGGGGGCGAGTGGATAACGCGGACACGGTACTCGAACTTTTGCAAGTTCTTGTTCCATCTACGTTTAATCCTCTCTGCTCCAGCTGTAACTGCAATAGTTGCAGGACAGGTAAGACCCATCCCGCTATGAGGTAACAACCCGTAAACGGATTGCAACCACCCTACGATTTCTTCGTAGGCATTGTAGTAGCGTCTACGATACAACGAGTTGGCATATTCCATCCAACTTGCGTAGACTTCGGCGCTGGGTGACTCAGCCCAGACAGTGCGGAAACGCACTGGCGTAACGTCTGTGCCTTGGAAGGCATCGACGCCACAGGACTCTCGGAAGAGTCCTTGGACACAGCTCTTATCGCGGTTGATTTTCAACCCAAACGATTCGAGTATTTTCATCGCTGTCTCGGCGTAAGCCGTCGGAACGATGACGTCATCACCATACACTAGGATACTATCCCTAGTATCTGCGTCAGGGGCACCTGCAGTTAAGAGACTCCACACAGTAACCGCCAACACAGGGAAGCATAAACAGCTTCCCATTGGCGCGAACTTGCGGAACATAATCTCTTCGCCGTTTGGTGCCCTAGTACCAGTAGTTCGACATGCTTCAAGTGCCTCTAGAAGGCTTCCTTGAAACAGCAAACGAACCAGACTAAGACTAACACGATCGCTCGCCTCTTTGAGGTCAAGCGTCGCGTATCGACCCGTCATGGAACCCAAAAGGGCTCCACGTTGGTTCGGTCCTTGGTCTGTGAAGTGCACGTTCCATTTTGTGGAATGATGCTCTTCTAAATGACGGACGATTGCCCTGCCTAAACCTTGCTGGATCCATTGAAAATCAACGGGTTCGCAAGATATTAGCCGAGGGCCGCGGGAATCCTTGTTCACGAATACTATTCGTGCCAAGTTATCCTTGCAACCAAGGGCTGGAATGCCCTTTACGCCTGATCCTTTTAAAGGGTCAGGCTCGAGTCGGTCACAGACATGCCCAAGAGATGCGTAGTAATACTCATCTAGAGGGTAAACATCGGTGATACGTTCTGAGATGTTGGTCCAGAGGTACTTATCCCAAAGGCGTTCTCCAGTGGAGACCGCCCCAGGGCCGTGCCGAGGATTTATATCACGAACGTCAAAATGCTTAAAAACTTCGTAAAGAAGCTTTCGAGCATTGCGAGCAACCGTGACTGTTTCATCTGCTGAGGTGTTACGCCCAGTAGAAATAAGGTAACGGTTGTTATTCTTAACGTCGTCTTGAATAGAATCCAAGTACGACGAGACTGTCTCGAGATCCGTCTCCGCCTGTTTAAAGGCTTCGAGGACTCGACTTTCTTGTTGTGTACTAAACGGGACTTCATACTTATAGAAACAAAGTAGAAGAGTCCTGATTGTTCTGACGACTTCGCCACACGGATTAGGAAGGAGCGCCCCGTCTTTATCGAGTACAGCACCGAAAAGCTCACCTAGAAATCTAGGAAGCTTACTATCAGGCAAGGCATCAAAGCCGAGCTCGTTAGCGTTCAGTGTTGTTTCGCCTTGTAAGACCCGATCAAAGGTCTTACACAGACGTGGCATGGTTTTCGTGAGAAAACCAATCCCTTCCATGTTCACTCGCTTCTCGACCTTTTTACAGGTCTTGATACACGAGTGATAGTCGAATAGACTTCCATGTAGTCGAGAGACGTCGTGTAGCATCGCGGCGATGAGTCTCACTGACTTATCTAGCCTATTATTGGCGTCCATAAGGATTACCATGCTAGGCTCCGCTACAATACACGACCCTTTGCAACAACCAACTAACTACAACTATGAGCAAGTCTAACAATAAAGTTAAACCCGCCCGATCACGGAATAAGAAGCAGTTCAGCGAGTTTGAGAAACAGCCCGAGAAGCTCCCGAGGATGCCAATGGCTTACCATTTTGCACCCCCAGGAACCCCCGAGCCTATCTACGTATTCGCTGTTCTACCTTTCTTCTATGATCCTGGTTCGAACTCGTTCGAGCCAGCACCAAACATGACGGCCACACCACCCTACGGATGGATCCTCTGCTTGCGTCGCTGCAACCTTGTCATCTCCCTCGAGGGGGGACAACTAGTTACAGATACGCAGGTTTTAGACCCTGAAGGAACGGTGTTTTGGCCGGAACAATGGTGAATAGTTGAGTCAGGGAAGGTCCGGCGAGCAGGTGCTGTTAAACAGCACCCGTAAGCAAGACCTGAGCACCAGTGCCGGTACCGTCCAGGAGAGCAGTAGTGCCTGACCCATCGAGGGCCAGGAAACTGTTCAACTGGGCAATGAGCCGTTTTTGCACATTGGTGGTTGTGTGATGACCACGGTTGGTCACCTGCACAACGTAGATGGAATCAACGATCGGACTCACTCCATCGACTTCCGACAGCGACGTCTCGTCGAATCGGATGACGGAGCGAACGACCTTCTTGATCCCGCTCCCAACTTCTTCGTGTTTGACACGGAGATCGGTTGGGAACGCAGTACCCAGCGCTGCAGTTTTGCTGAAGCGCGTGGTACGACCTACTTGCTCCAGACGCGTGAATTCGATTTCAGCGCCTGAAGCGTCCTTGACTTGGTTGCTACTGAGTGTATCTGGGAGCATACTTACTTGTGAACCACCTTACGGTGGAGTTATGGCAGACGAATCTGCCGTTGATTTTAGCCTAACGGCTACGTTTACGAGTTACCTTCCCTTTCCCTTGTGGGACGAGAAGGGCCGCTCCTAGTGACAGTTCTTTAAGACTGACACCACTCGTTTGCAGAGAGCGCCCAGACGGTGCTGTCGTTACGACCCTTTGGTAAAAGGTCTCGCGATAGCCACGAACTGGGATGTTCTGTATTACCTTTTGAGGGAACGCCCAACTTGCGAGTTGACCAGCCGGTGTTACCACCGTGCTGATCGAACGCGAGACAGTGCGCTCTCTTTTTAGGCTATAACAGAACCGACGGATGTTGATCGTCGGCGTCATGTACTGTACCGAGAAGTTATCGAGAAAATTGCCAATGTTGGCAACCCAATCGACAACGAACGAGTACGGAATTGCGTTCCAGACCACCCCGGGGTTTATGTTAATCCCCAGTGCGTCCTGGTAGGCAAGTAGAAGAGCGTGCTCTTCCTGGAACGCAGAGAAGGAATAGTCCATCTCTAGTTCCGCATGATAAGTGTAAACATCGTCCGAAACATGCTGTGTAGTACGTACATTGGTGAGAGGCCAACGATATCCCGAATTTGGGAACTCGAATGGCGTACCCTCCGATACGAACGTAGCAGCATTGTCTTTGGACTTCCACGAGAAGCGATAGTGCCTTTTCGTGAGTTTACCTGCGCCAGATAGGAGACGGTTCACGTTTGCGTGAGTCTCCGTCCAGACCTTGTGGATAGCTACCAGGTCTGCGATCAGTGGTTTGATACCGAAATTGGCTTGAAGCCAAACATCGGCCAAACTTTGTACACTACCCTTAGCTTCCTTAAGTAAGGAAGCCACGCTGCGTATACGCCCAGCTGAGCTGAGCAATGATGCGACGTGTTTAACGGTAGACTTGAGAGTCACCAGATCCTTCAACTCAATAACAGAGTTGATAGTTGATAACTCGGCCTTTATACCAGGAAGGAGGTGCTGCATAGCCCTCCGCTCTAGGTCTTCAAGGTCGACTTCGAATGTAGGCGTAATTATGCCTGTTTTCGAATCTCGAGTTGCTATGGCGGGCCAAGTCGGCCAGTTAACGCCATTGTACAATGACTGAACAGGACGCCATGAAGAAGGCGTGATCATGTACCCCGAGGAAGCTTTATAGCCTCCACGGAGCGCATAGTCGAGGTCAGCCGAATCGAACGTGACGGAACGATAACTCATATCCATACCCGAAGGGTATGGGGAGTCACCGTAGCCAAGTTCGACGAGCTGGTTGGAGCGGGCTGGTTCAACGATCTCGTACTTATAGTGCGTGAACGGGTTCCAGTCTTTTAACCGTGTTTTCTTCGTTCCTCTAACGATCCAGGATTCCAAGCCAACAAAAGAGGCTTGGGAGTACCTATAATCGAAAGGAGTTGAAGAATACAAAGGCCAAGTTTGCCCAGGACGGGCAACAGAGCCTCTGCCTCCAATGTAGTATCTCCAACTCGTAGGTCTAGGGCCTTGCGGCCTGTGCCTTACGAGATTAGATCTACGTCTGGTCTTCATAACTGTTTAGTCAACATCCTACGTGGAATGTCGAAGTATTCGACTGAGGTG